CGTTTGCACCCACGCGCGGGAGCATGTCGGCTGTGTCGGGCGGGGAGCGGTTTGCATCGGCCAGGACTGAGGCAACGGTACGGTATCGGCTTGTGGTGCGATACTTCAGCGGGCTTCTGCCGCGTGATCGGGTGGTGTTTGAGGGGGCGGCGTACCAGATCCGATTTATCAACAACGTCGAGTTTGCAAACAAATGGCTTGTGATCGATCTGGATGGGGGCGTTGCAACGTGAAAATCCAGATCAGCGCTAAGCCTCTGACCGACTTCCTCGCCTTGATTGAGCATAGCGGCGAATTGCCGGATCATGTCAACCTGAGCCGAACGGGCTTGATTGATGTAATCCGCGACGATTGCACAATCTGGATTTGCCCTAGCGCGCGATTGATGGCGATGTTTCCCGGCATTGGGGGCGCGGGAGAATGAGCGCGATCACGATTGATGTGCAAGGGGTGCAAGGGGTGCAGGCTGCGCTTGCGGCCTTCGGGGCCAAGGCTGAGGCTGGTATTGCCAAGGCGATCACGGCAACCGCTCTGGACATCAATACGGATGTAAAGAAGCGCATCCAGCGGGGGCCTAAAACGGGCGTTGTGTATCGGCGCGGCGGCGGTCAAAACCTGTCATCTGAGCATCAGGCATCGGCCCCAGGAGAGGCCCCAGCAACGGATACAGGGACGCTTGTGTCGTCTGTGTACTTTGAGCAATCGTCCAAGCTATCCGCAACGGTCGGCAGTCGCTTGGCCTATTCTGCATATCTGGAATTCGGTACCATGCACATTCTGCCCCGCCCGTCATGGGTTCCGGCAACTGAGGCCGCAACGCCTAAGCTGATTACGCGCATTGAGGCGGCATTGAGAAAGGCGGCGCAATGAAACCTGCACAGCTTCGCACGGCGATCTTCACCGCGCTAAACGTCACGGCGCTGACATCGCTGCTAACAACGGAATACACCATTCCGGCGGTGTTTCACGAGGATGCGCCCCAAGCTGACGATAGCGGCGCGGCGGCTTACTTTCCGTTTGTGTCTTTTCAGACCGTCAATATCGCGGCATATAACACCGATGAATTCACGGGGGAAAACGCCATTGTGCAAGTCGATGTTTGGTCGCGGCTTGGAACAACTCAATGCGAGACAATCGCGCAGAAGGTCTTTGATTTGCTGGCGCGGCAAGACTTGGCGATTGAAGGGCATGTTTCAACGCAATGCGAGTTGATGACATACACCCTAGACCCTGACGGGATCACGCGGCGTTGTGTGTTGCAGTTTCGAGTTCTAGCGCTTCCATAGCGGTTATGTTATAACGTTCACAGATCACAGCTTAGGAGGCTGAAAAATGGCTACTTCTGGTTTTAACGGGCGAAAACTATTCGTTGATTGGGAAACCGTCACGATTGCTGGCGTTCGCGAAAAGACTGTTTCGATCAACAACGAATACCCTGACATTACGAGCGATGATGACAGCGGGTTTCAAACGTTCCTGCCAATTCCCGGCAAGCGTGCATCATCCACCACGGTATCAGGGGTCTACAGTTCTGAAACGTTGCTTGCCGCAATGATGGCCGCTGATGCTGCTATGGCAACGGGTACTGTGACAATCAACCTTCCTTCTGCATTGGCCGTTCCGGGGAACATTGAGGGCGAGGGCGTTATCCAGTCAATCGAAATTACAGGCGCAGACCCTGAAGCGGTTCAATTCACCGTCACAATCGCATCCTCCGGCGCGTTTGCCTACACCGCATCGGCGGCTTCCTAATGCGGCAGTTTGATATTCATCTTGGCGATGATGTTTTGACCGTTGCAGTCACGTTCAAGGCATCGGCTGAAATCTCTCAGGCAGTCGGGGATATTTTCCTTATTGCCAGAGAGAGCGCGAAAGAGGCTCTTTTTGATAGCAAGGGGATTGATTACGAGCCAAAATGGCGCTTCACGCTGGAAAACGTGACAAAAATCCTGCACATCGGCGCGCGCGCGGCTGGCTCAAAGCTGACTTATGAGCAAATCGGCGAGATGGTCGTCAACACTGGCATGTTTCAAGCCAAGGATGAGGCTGGCAGATACCTTGCCGCGATTGCCGCGCCTGGATCTGAGGAAGTGAAGCCGACAAAAGGCGGTGACGCGGGAAAGTAGAAAGCTGGGCGCGGTTTTTGCAAACTGCATTCGGCATCGCGGTTGCTGATTGGGGTATTGCGCCTAGCGAATTCTGGGGAATGTCGCCGCAAGAATTCTGGTGGGCATTCGATCACAAGTACCGCGAGGCTATGCGGGTTAGAAATCCGGGCAAGCCTTCTCAGGCCGAATGGAATGATGCGATAGCAAGGCACAAGGCGAAAAAGAATGGCTGAACTCCAAGGCATCAACGTTCGCATCACGGGTGACGCTAGCGACCTCAAGGCGGCTGCATCCGGTGCCGTGACTGACATCAACAACATTGGGAAGGCTGCGGATAGCGCCAACACTGGCACGGCGCGGCTTTCCACTGGCCTTGGTGGGCTTGGCCGGATGACGGATCAAACCCGCAATCGGTTGCGGCAAACGTCCATGCAGCTTTCGCAGGTCGGACAGCAGACCATGGCAACGGGCAATTTCGTGCAGGCGCTGGCAATCCAGTTGCCTGACATTGGCTTGGCCTTTGGCGCTGTTGGTACGGCTGCGGGCTTGCTTGCTGGTATTGCTCTGCCTGTCCTTATGTCGGCTATGTCTAGCACAGAAACTGAGGCGCGGACGCTTGGCGAGATCAACGAGAGCCTAGCGAAGTCGATTGATAGCGTTCGTTCTGCTGGCGAAGAAAGCCTGCAATCGCTCACTGATCTTGCGGTCAAGTATGGAACGCTTGCAGCTTCTGCGCGCGAGTTCCTTAGCGCTATTGCTGACGTTGAGAGGGTTAAGGCTGTAAACGAGTTGAACGAGGCAATCGGCAGGATTGCGAACACGTTTGGCGGGCTTGGAGTTGCCGAAAGCGGGCTTTCTGACCTTGAAGGCACGATGCGCAAGATCAGGAAGGAGCTTGAACTAACGGGTGAGCAGAGCGTTCTTGTTCGCCGCGCACTTGATGGATTGGCAAGCGCAAAGGGTCCGAAAGAGCAAGCCATTGCGGCGGAAAAGCTGCAAGCGTTGATGCTGGAGATTTACGGTACGGTCGAGGCAATGCCTGAGCCTGCGCGGCAACTATATGCCAATATCGCAACGGCTGGGCAAAACGCGGCATCGCTTGCAGGCACGATTGAGGCGGTTGAGCCTGCAATAAAAGGCGCTGCGGATGAGGCAGGAAGGCTTGCGGCAAACCTATTCGCAGCGGCACAGCAACGGCTTGCCGCGTCCGGCATGGTATATAGCGGTCGCGGTGGCGATCCGCGCACGTCAAATTCGCAGGGCTACGGCCAATTCAGCTACACTCCGCCTGCAAGTTCTGGTGGCGGTGGTGGTGGCGGTGTTAGCCCGCTGTTCGGCGATCTGGAAACGCTACAAGAGACGCTTGCCACAGAGGCGGAACTCATTGCTGAGAATTACGCCATGCAGCAAGAAACGTTGCAGGCTGCGCTTGATGGTCGCCTAATCACGCAAGAGGAGTTTCAAGAACTCTCAAAGCGTTCTGCGCAAGCGTATGCTGACGCAATGGCGGGCATCAATAGCGGATACCATGGTGACGCATTGCAGCAAGCCGGGACATTCTTTGGTGAAATGGCCGGGGCCATGCAATCCGGCAACGACAAGATGCTGAAAATCGCCAAGGTGTTCGGCGCGGCTGAGGCTCTGGTTAACGCTTTCCGGGCGTATAATCAGGTTCTGGCTGATCCTTCCTTGCCTTGGTTTGCAAAAATACCTGCGGCGCTTGGGGTGCTATCTGCTGGCATGGGGATGGTATCATCCATCAAGGGCGTGAGTTCTGGCGGGGGCAGCGGCAGCGGCGGCGGATCATCGTCAAGCGCAACGCAGGCCGCTTCACAGCCGACCACGACTTTCGCTTTCACAATCCAAAATGATCCGATGGGCTTTGGCGAAAGCTTCGCGCGGCAGTTGATTGACCAGTTGAACACCACTCAACGCAACGGCGGCAACATTCGCGGGGTGCTGGCATGACGCTGGTAAAAACAGGCTACACGGTCGGGGCAAACGAGCCGCTGACGAATGCCCGCATCCTCTATGCGCCAATCACTGGCACGATCACGGCAGACGGGACAAACGGCGATCTTGCGGCGAATGATTACACCGCGCAGCGATGGGCTTTGGCGGCGGGCGCTAACGATTGGGAACTGGAAACGGCAAGCGCGGCCAATGTGGATACGGTGTTCATCTCGGCGCATACCCTGTCGGGCAGAACGCTGACCATCAGCACAAGCCCGGATCTTGTCACGGCCTACACGTCCCGCGCTTCCTTCGCTGTGCCGGATAACTCCACGATTGCCGTGATGTTCACAGACGGGTCAGGCGATCCGATTTCAACGCGGCGGCTAAAGATCGGGCTGGATGAAGGCGAGAATAATCTTGTCGGCATCATCCGCGCGGGAGAGGCGTTGCAAATGACTTCCTCTTTCTATGGCGGGTACAATCCTATCCGCCTCAATCGTATCACTGAGGGGGAACAGCAATTCAGCGAAACCGGGCAATGGCTAGGCCGTACCGAAAAGCGGCGGGCATTGTCCACAACGTACAGTTGGAGGCACCTTGAGGCTGATTGGTATAGGTCTACGTTTGAGCCGTTTGCACAGACGCTACCGCTTTCCCCGTTTGGCATTATCGGCAACCCGGCGCGGATGACTGAGGATGTTGCATGGGCATGGGCGCAAAGTGATCCGCAGCCAGTCAACATGGGCATCCGTGGGCTTATGGAGGTTTCCTTGCAAGTGACGGGGTATTGGTCTTGACCTTCCTAAGCCGCCCTATCGAGATTGTGGAGATTATCCAGCCGCTATGCGCGAATGTGTTTGGCACTTCGCCGTGCTTGGCTGCGGGCGAGAAATGCTGGAATACGGACGCTACCTGCACCTACCGCGAAGCGCTGGATATGACAGACAGCCTCACGCTGCAATTCGTGAAGCCATATGCGAATGAATGGATTGATACGGTTGACGCTTTCCAGCCTTCGCTGGCAATTCCGGCATTGCAAAGCTACAGCACGGCTCCGACCGTCCTAAACGTGGCAAGCGGGTCACAGAACAAAACGCCGCTAGGGTATCGCGCGGTTGCGAATATCAGCATTGCGGACTTCCCATGGAATGACGTAGGCACAGACCCCTATCGGCTGGACCGTTCATATGATCCGGCCACGCGCGGGACGTTCTGGACGAAATGGCTTGCCCGCAACCCGTTTCACGTTGGGTACGTTCTGCGGATTTATGAGGGCCAGGAAGGTGACGCGCTGGCCGACATGATCAAGCGCGAATACATCATCGAGAAAATCGACCACGGGCGGAATGGGGTGACGATCACGGCGAAGGACGTTCTGCGCCGGATCACCGATACCAATGTGACAGCGCCTTTCCTTTCGCCGGGGTCACTGTCAACAGACATCACCGACAGCGCTACCACGTTTCAGGCGGCTGGGGCCGTGCTGGACGATTACCCGGCCACTGGATACCTGCGGATCGGCTCCGAGATATTGGCCTACACCGCGCGGGCGATTGTCAGTGATAACGTAGAGTTTACAGGCGTCACGCGGGCGCAGCTTGGGTCAACCGCATCATCTCATAGCCAGTTTGATACCGTCCAGCGGGTCTTGGCATATGAGGCGGAACCGTTCTCTGATATTATCTATGACTTGCTGACGGTCTGGGGCGGGATTGATACGGCCTATATTACCAAGGCCGATTGGGATGCCGAGTTTACGACATGGCGAGCGACCTTCACTTTCACCGGGTACATCACAGCCCCGGAAGATATTGACGCGTTGATCGGCGAGATTTGCTTGCAGTCGGTATCAAATATCTGGTGGGATGAGCGGGTGCAAAAGATCATCCTGAAGGCTCAGAGGCCTGACTTTACCCCTCGCACTTTGACGCAAGACGCTAATATTCTGGCCGGATCATTCGCAATCAAGGAAAAGCCTGAGGAGCGGGTTAGCCAAGTTTGGGTATATTACAACCTGCGGAATTGGGCTGACAGTGCCAAGGACAAGACCAAGTTTGCCAATTCGTCTGTGTTCATTGATGCAAACAAACAAATACAGTATGGTGGGGAAGTAGCGGTTAGGGAAATCACTTGCCGCTGGATTAACACCGGGGCCTTGGCGAATAACTTGGCGTCAACATACCTGAACCGCTTTGTGGATGTGAGAAAAGAGGCGACCTTTGAACTTTCATTGCAGGACATTGGCGATGTTTGGACCGGGGCAAGCACGAACATCGAGCATTTCCTTGACGTTGATTTCTCAGGTTCGCCGCGTGTTGGCAATTGGCTTGTCACGTCTGCATCCGCTGTTACACCGGGCGGGCGGTATCGCTTTGTTGCAGAGGACAATGACACCGCCGGGGTGCTTTGGCTTTGGGTTGATGAGGCCGATTACCCTGCAACATGGGCAGACGCATCGGCGGAACAGCGGGCGACTGTGGGCTATTGGTGCGACGATGACGGGAATGACGCGGGCGGCGATCCTTCGCCGTTCAGATGGCTTTGAGGTGACAGCATGACGGACTTTACCACGCTTTCAAATACGGCTGTCGGGGTTGGCGGCTTGCCTTCTGGGGCCACGGTTACGGCCTTGCGGGATAACCCGCTGGCGATTGCAGAAGGCACGTCAGGAGCGCCGAAGGTGCAGGGCTTGGCGCTGGAAAACGTCTACATCGGATCGGCCAATAACACCGGGACAACGGAAAGCGCTTTTGTCTTGCCGGATGGGGTGGACATTCTCAAGCTGGAAGTGAGCGGGATCACTGCGACAGGCTCTATCATCTTGCAAATTGCATTCTCAACGGATGGCGGTTCGTCATATGGATCATGGGGAGACATGCAATCAATGAGCGCGGCTTGCAATTATATGGGGTCGCATATTCTTGATTTTCCGGCCAGCACTCAACGATATGTTGGGCTCGTCACGGCTGGAACCGTTAGCCTTTCGGGCGGCGGGATCACCATTCCGTCAGGCGCAAATGCAATCAAGTTTCGCATGAGCACAAGCGGCGGCGGGACGCATACCTACCGCGTCCATGCCTATGTAATCGGCGGGGTGGCATGATGATCGGGATCGGCATCGGCATAAACCGCCTGCGCGGCGGCGCATTCTCAGAGGGCATTCTCTTTGATACGGGGGTTGGCGCTTGGTATGACGGGTCCGACCTGTCAACGCTGTTTCAAGACACCGCAGGAATTACGCCTGTAACCACGGCGGGGCAGAGTAACGCGCTGGCGCTGGATAAGTCGCAGGGGCTAGTTCTGGGGCCGGAGTTGGTCACGAATGGGGATTTCAGCGCAGGCACCGACTGGACGGAAATCTCTGGCGGGTCGGCCCTGACAATCTCAGGGGGTCAAGCATCTTTCACAATTTCAAGCGGATTCCGGGGGATTTACCAGCCCAAGGTGATAGCGCTAGGGGTTTGGCTGAAAGTGTCATTTGACGTTATCTCTGTTTCGGCAGGTACTGTTGAGATTCTTGGAAAGACTGCGGCTGACGGAATCAGCGGTGCAACAACTTTTTCAAGAACTGCTACAGCGCCGGGAACACACTCGGCGTATGTTTTCACGTCCGGCATATCTGCGTCCATTGCGGTGCGGAACAACACTTCTGGTTCAACAACAGTTGTTGACAACATCTCCGTCCGGGAACTCCCCGGCAACCACGCCACCCAAGGCACTGGATCATTCCAGCCGAAATATCAGATTGCCCCGCCTCGCCTGAATGTTGACGGTGTGGATGATCGGCTGGCTACAACGCTAAACCCAACGACTTCCGGCAGCATCGCGGTTCGGATGCGCAGCAACACCGCAAGCAAGGTTGCTGTTGGGTCGCAGCCTGCATCTGACGGGCGTTGCTACATTGGCCTTGCCAGTGACGGTTCATTGGCAGGCGGTATCGGGACGCAGGCGACGAGTGTTATCGTGGATCAGCAGTCAGATCGGCGGAACAGGCTGACGTATACGGAGGATTTCGGAGACGCGTATTGGTCAAGGGACAATTGCGCGGTGACGTTGAACGCGGTCACGGCCCCTGATGGCACAAATACAGCGGACCTTGTTTACCCTCTCAGCACGGGGTCTGATCGGCGGGTCAGGCGGTCATTTCTGACAGAGATCGGCGCCGGTAACTACACAGCCTCGGCATACCTGAAATCCGCTGGTAGGGATTTTGCTTACATGCTTGTTTTGCAGGCAAATAGTATAAACGATGTGGTTTGGTTTGACCTTGCAAATGGGGCTGTCGGAACTGTTGGATCATCCGCACTGTCTGCGACAATCGTTGATGTCGGTGACGGCTGGTATCGTTGCACGGTTTCGGGGCCGTATGACGGCTCCGGCGCGTTTTCAGTCAATGTTGCAAACGCCGACAATAGCACCGTTGTGACTGCCAGCGGCACGAATGGCATCTACGTTTGGGGCGCGCAGCTTGAAGCAGGCACGTCGGCTACGGCGTATCAGCCTGTCACGGGCGCAGCCCTGCGCGACATTCGCGGCACTTGGACGACTGGCATCCTCACTTGGAACGGGTCAGCCGTTGCGCTGTACCTTGACGGTGAGCAGGTCTATTCCGCCGCGCAATCCGGGGCGGTCAATACGACCATTCCTATCATGGTTGGGGGCCTCAATAGCAACGGCACCGGAGCCGCTTTCCATGCGGGCGACATTGCCCGCGCAATCGTCATCAACCGGGTCTTGACCGCTGGCGAAATTGCCAGCCTGACCGCACTTTGGAGCACAATCGAATGAGAAACGAACCTGCAATCTTGATCGTCACTGAGGCACATCACTCGGCGGTTGACGCTGTTCTGGCCGCGCAAGGCCGTGGTGCAGGGACATTCATCAACGGGCGGAGATTGGTCGCCTCTGGCACATCTGGCCCTGTCGTTGCGCGTCTGGCGCAGGATCAAAGCGCAACCGATAGCCTGACAGCCGCTTGGCTTTCCTATGCCGCATCTGGCGACCTGCCGGATATTGACGGGGTATGGGGCGAAAACGGCGTGATTTCCGCCGCTGATGCTATGGCCGCGCATTCTGGATTGACCGTCCACAGCTATTCCGGCGCTGATCCGGGCGGTGACTGGACTGGCAGCGTCTTGGCTTCCCATGGCTACGCCTTCGAGCCTGAGCCTGAAATCTGATGAGCGTCCTAGCCCTCATCATAGCCGAACTGCGGACGCCTAGCGGGCAGATCGGGCCGCTGAATGGCCTCTACCTGCGCGCGGCCACTGGCGTCTGGCACGCTGTTGCCGGGGCTGTAGCGGCGTCCATGTTTGGCGCATGGGGCTTGGGCTTTGCGGCGGCTTTGGCGGTGGCGTACTGGATCGGCAAGGAACTAGGCGACCTGCGCAGGGGCGGGTCGTTCTGGGATGGCGCAGAAGATACCGTGATGATTGCGCTCGGCGCTTGGTACGGCGCGCAATGGTGGCCTGCCATGATCTGCGGCGCGGGGCTGTATATCATGGCCGTGGCAGCGTGGAGGCGGCATGTCTCAGTTTGAGCGATACGCCCCTGCCGCTGCGGTGTTCTACCTGTGTTGCCTCGCAATGGCGCTAATGTTCGGGGCGCGGGAAATCGCTGGCACGGGGTCCGGGGTAACACCTGAGATGTATGGGCCGCTGGTGTATTCCGTTCCGGCGTGGATATGGGCCACGGTGCAAGGGTCGCTTTCCCTTGCCGGGGTGTTCGGATCATTGCGACTAAAGCCCGCACCATTCGCAATCGGGGGCATCGGGTTGGCGGCGTTGTTTCTTTTCTTCGGCGTTGCGGCTATGATGGCAGGAGCATCCGGCACGATCCTTGTGGCGATGGCCATTCCGGCAAGCGGGTGCGCGGGGCTTTGCGCCTCTCTGGCGATTTGGGGGCGCGATGGCAGATGACGATAAGCACGGGGAACGGATTGCCCGATTGGAAGAAAAGATTGCAGCATTTGAGGCGCGGCTTTCCGGCCTTGAAAAAAAGCTATGGGGCGGCGTTGTCTTGGTCTTGGCCTTTGTCTGGGGCAAGCTGTCTGCCTTGCTTGGCATTGGGGGGCCGTAATGATGAGTGATGTAGGGTCGGCAATCTATCACACGGCGGTTGCAATGGGCGTTGCTGGTTCGGTGTTTACATCGGTTGCGAATATGGTTCCGGGGCCGAGGCTGGATGACTTCTTCGAGGTGCAATCGGTGCAGGTTGAACGGGTGGGCAATACTGCGCTGTTCACGGTTGACCGGATCATTCACGCGCCCATCGAGATGGGCTTTGTCGTCCGGGTCATGGAAAAGACAGATCAAGGGCTGGTGCAGACCTGCAAAGCATCATCGCCGCCGTTCAAATACACGCCCAAAGCCGCGCCGATTGTGAGTAAGGATTTGGCTTGGTGGACGGATGGGCAATGCGTGACCTTGCCGCCGGGTCCGGTCGAGATTATCACAACTTGGACGCCTGTAAACGCCGCGCTTGGTGCGCTAACGAATGTTGCGGAGGTTGACGGATGAGGCCGATTAACGAGATCATTATCCATTGCACGGCCACGCGGCCGGAATGGTGGGCAGGCAAGAAAACATCGGAAAAGGTGGCAGAGATCAAGCGCTGGCACGTCAAGGATCGAGGCTGGCGCGATATTGGGTATCATTACCTGATCGACCGGGATGGAACGGTTGCCAAGGGCAGGCCGATAGATCAAGTCGGCGCGCATGTGCAGGGGCATAACACAGGCACAATCGGCATCAGCTTGTTTGGCGGGCATGGTTCGGCGGAAACCGATATGTTTCACCAGCATTACACGCCTGCGCAGGAGCATTCATTGCGGGGCTTGCTGGACGATCTGCAAGCGACATTCGGCGGGCTGAAAATCACGGGTCACAATCAATACGCGGCGAAGGCTTGTCCGGGGTTCAACGTCCCGGAATGGCTGAAGGCGATTGCGCCACGGCCCGACTATGCGCCTGAGCCTAAGCGCCCGTCAAGTTTCTGGGCTGACCTGTTCGCGGCGATTGCGGCAATTTTCAAGAGGATCAAATGATGCTGGTAAAAGACGCAAAATCGGCTTGGCGATGGTTTTCCGTGCAGGCTATGGCGGTGCAAGGCGCGGCGGCGGCTGCATGGCTATCGGTGCCGGATGATCTGCGGGCGGCTGTGCCTGATGAATGGATGGCGGCGGGTGCAATCGCGCTTGCCGTGCTTGGCATCGTCGGGCGGCTGGTGGATCAGGGCGAATGATCTGGCTCCTATCCCCCATAGGCCGCAGGGTGGCCATAGGCGCGGCTGTGGTGGCCTTCCTTGGCGCGGGGCTGTGGTGGGTGCGATATGACGCTGTGCGCGATGACAGGGCGGCGCGTGAGGCCGCAGAGGCTGATAGGTTTAAAGCTACCACCGAAAGGATGAACAATGCGGATACTGCTG